CATTTTTTTATTTACTTACATAACCTGTTAAAGATATAATAATCTTAGTTAAATTAGCTTCTTCTAATTTTAACCCTGTGTATTTTTCAATTACATTATCAGCCTCTTCTTCTGTCATTGTTTCATTAGTAAGACCCTTAGTCTTAGCTAAATTACGAATGGAATCAATGGCTTCATTTTTTGGTTTATCTTGTTTTTGAGTCGGTAATGCGCCTGTTTCCGTTGTAGCATTTGCCGGGACCTTAAATTCTTCTTCTTCATCACCAAATACATCATTAGGATTAATTTCTTCTGACACCGGTGCTAATGGTTTAATGTAATTCTTTTCAATCTCTTTCTCATGTTCTAACCATTCGTGATCAACAAACTTAGGATCTGCATAAATTCTAATGATCTTAACTTTTGTACCTGGTTTTCTCTTACTATCTCTCTCTTCGTCATATCTAAAACCAACGATTTGACCAAAACGGATTCCTTTCATCCTTTCATGGATAACCGATGCTGTTTCACGGAACCCTAAATTCCACACCTTACTATTAGAATCTTGTAATACATAAATAGTTTGTTGATTACCAAAACTATCTACACCATTACGAACATCAATATATGTACCTTGAACTGAGTCTCCAACATTCTTAAATTTGAAGAATTCTCCGTTCTGTGGTTTTGTGTTATCGAATATATTTACGTTATTCATATTTTTTTTATTTTAACTCGACACTAATTAATATTTACAAATGGAACTGAATTTCCCATCATATAAGTTGGTAAATCTCCATTCCATTTTTCAATCGCTTTAAGATCAACATATTCAGCTCCTCCTTGATTTTGGATAGCTTGTGCCTGAATCCTAATGGCTTCAGCCTCACCCTTAGCTTGTGTAATTCTTTGTTCTGCTTCAAACTTGACTTGCTCTAATTTATTCTTAGCAGCTAAGGCATTTTGTTCTGCGGTTACTTTTGCTTCAATGGCACTATTGAATGAATTTGAAAAATCAAAATTTACAATAGATAACTCATCAACCACAATAAATTCCTTCGCTAATCTTTCTGTGAGTAACATCTTGACTGTCTCTTTTACTTCGGAACGCTTTGTGATTAATTCTTCTGCTGTATATTTAGCAGTTGAAGCCTTAATCGCTTCTTGAATAGCTGGATCAATAATTCTTGTTTTGTATTCTGAACCAACTGTTTGCCATAAACGATTAACTTCTGTCGCAGATAAGTGGAAGTTTAATGCAATCTGAGTGCTTACTGTCTGTAAGTCCTTAGAAGCGGCGGTAGCTACAACTTCTTCTTTTTGAGTTTTAATATCTAATTTATGTACTGATTGATAAAATGGGACCTTAAGATTAAAACCTTCAGTCATAATTTTATCTGATACAGCTCCAAAATTTAATACTACACCCCTTTCTCCGGCGTCAATAATTGAAAATGACCCGAATAATGCTACTAAAATAATAAACCCTAATATAACGTGTAATGCTATTTTCCCATAGTTATATTCTCCTTGATTATCTTTATAATTGAACATAATTTAATATAATTTAATTTAACTCGACCATATACAATCAGTATATGCTTCCACTTTCTATTTGTCAAGTGGGGATAACTATTTACCGTTTTCGTATGCCCAATCAGTGACATCTTTCAATGAATCCACTGTTCCGGCATCTGACCAATATCCTTCATATGTGATAATGTCAGTAGGTAGTGTGGCCAGACAATAATTATTAACATCTGTTATTTCTAACTCACCTCTCTCTGAAGGCTCTAATGTTCTGATAAAATCAAATACTTCTGATGTGTAGAAATATAATCCGATTACAGCCATTGGGGGGACATCTGAAGCGGGTATCTCCTTTGGTTTTTCTATAATCTTTTTTACGCCGGTCATATTATTAACCGTCAGAACTCCAAATCTCCTTGGGTCGTCTACATGTTTCAATACTATTCCACATTTTTGTGGGATTGGTATTGCTATGTTATTATCAAATATATTATCTCCCAATATAACTGCAAATTGTTCATCACCTACAAATGCCTCAGCCAAAGAAAGCGCTTGTGCAATACCACTAGCCTCCCTTTGTATTCTGTAGGTTAAATTAACTCCTAATTCCGAACCGTCACCCAAAAAATCTGCTATACCTCCAATATGTTCTCCACCGGAAATTATCATAATATCGGTTATTCCGAGAGATTTTAATGTCTCAAGCGGATACATGATCATTGGTTTATTCAGAATTGGGATCATGTGTTTATTGACTACTTTTGTTGCCGGTAGTAAGCGTGATCCTTTACCACCAGCTAGTAAAATACCTTTCATAATTTTTTTTATAAATACGACTTATGCTTTTTTTTATTTTTTAATACTACGATTCTTATCTATTTCATAAATCAAACGACCAATAGTTGTTGTTAATGATTCCCATGCGTCCTTTAATTCTTCTTCGGTTTTATATGATGATATTGCTTTATCATATAAGGCATTAGTAGCAACATGAGATACTTCATGAGATATAATATCCCTGATATCATCATCATTCATATCTCCTACTTTCCATTGTTCTATCACATAAGAAAAAATTCTTATAGTAATAGTCAAATATCTATTATCAACAGTAGCTGTTGCAGCAACTATATCTGCAGATGGATCGTTATTTGTATTACATCCCCTTTTTTCAAACATTATTCTCGGCTTATAATTATTCATTCCAAGAATATTTAAATATCTTTCTACACTAAAATGAATCAACTTCTGTAATTCATCTGGTACATGACTCAACTCATCCTTAATTTCATTTTTCATTTTTAACTGCTTCTTCGGTTTCCTTGCGAATTTTTTCATAAATATCTTTATCGTTTTTTAATAATTCTATAGCTTTTTCTCGACCGACTCCTAATTTTGTTTCACCATAAGTATAAGTGTTTCCTTCTTTTTTAATAACATTAAGTTCTTCTGCTGTGTCTAGGGTATCAGATATTAAATCTATACCAGAACCATAATATAAATCAATTGATCCTTTTCTCCATGGAAAACCAACTTTATTTTTTACGGCCGTAATATTCATAACATTTCCTATTTGTTCGTCTTTACTATTTAATAATTTTTCTCCCCTAGTTACTGACAATCTTACTGATGAAAAGAATTTTAATGCCTTACCTCCTGGGGTAGTTTCCTTCTGACCGTAAAATACTCCGATTTTATCTCTTAATTGATTTATAAATATAACGATGGTTTTTGATCTAGAAATAGGACCAGTTAGGATTCGTAACGCTTTTCCCATTAATCTAGCTTGAGTGGCCATAGTATCTTTTAACATATCTTCTCCTTCTAATTCACTTTTGGGTACCAGTGCGGCTACGGAATCTACTACAATCATATCAATAGAATTGGTTTCAACAAATGCCCTAATAGTATCCATGGTCTCTTCTAGGGTACTGGGTTGAGAAACTATAAGTTTTTCTGTCTGAACACCTATCCCACTAGCATATACAGCATCATATGCATTCTCAGCATCTATATAAACAACCTTACCACCCTGTTTTTGGATTTGAGATGTTAAAAATAGACATAATGTACTTTTACCGGAACTTTCTTGTCCATATACTTCTATTAACCTTCCCTTCGGGAGCCCATGACAACTTAATAATCTATCAATAGCAAAACTTCCTGTAGAAATTACCTCTATATCTGATGGGATATTATTAGATTGAATAATAGTACCTATACCATATTTTTTATTTAATTCTTTTATAACGTCATTGATATTATCGCTTTGCTTTATTTCTTTTTTCATATTATTTTATTATTCTTCCTTAAATTTTCTACTGCCCACATTGGTTGTAGGTTGGTATAATGACATGCCTTCCTTAATTGATCTTCGTGTGATAAATCAAAGTGATAGAGAGGAATTATATGATCTATATGCCACCCTTTAATAGACCAATTATTCCATGTCATACCTTCTTTGAATTTATTCTCTATGTATATTTTAAATTCTTCTATAGTACAACCTAATAAATCTATAGTTGATCCTTTTTTCTGATTATTTCTGAGGGCTAATCTTAAACGAGAACGAAGTATTTCTATTAATTTATATTGGATATTAGAATGATATTTTTTATTCTTCCATATACGCCTTTGAACACGTATTTTCTCTGGGTTTTCTTTTCTCCATTTTTCTGTAGCAGCTAATGCTTTTTCTGTATGTTCTGCGTACCATTTTCGATGGCGCTTTATTATTTTATCATGATTTTTTATTCTATATCTTTTCTGTTTTTCTTTCGATTTATCAGGGTTATTTTTCTCCCATCTCATACCACGTTCACGTGCCTTTTCTTTATTTTTTATTGGATCTTTATAAGGCATAATTATTTTAATTTATTCTTAGTTAATTTTTTAATTATAGAAATCTTCTTTTTTTTCTTCGTGACATGCTCCGGAAGATTTTTAATATTAGGAGTTTCTTTTGCCCATTCTTTGGCAATTTCAGGATGATTAGCAAACATCCATCTCCTTTGGCTATCACTTAAAAATGGCATAAATTATTCTAGACTTTTACTTATTAATATCGCCGCTAAGGCCGCACGTTTTCTCCAATCCGACTCATCTAAAAGTCTTAATTTTATAGAATCGACGTTTTCTTTTTTATATGGAGATTCAGTATTTTTATTTTCTGATTCTCCTATCATAGATATTATTTCATCTATTATTTCAGAAGACATCTTACCCTCTCCTATGGAGCGTAATAAATTATCTGCCTCTATTTGTTTATCTGAGTAAGAATTATTTGACATATTATTTACCCTTTTCGGTTCCTTTTTTAGGATCGGTTAAATAAAGAAGTTGCGAACCAAATAAAGATAACCCTTCTTTTATTTCTCTCTCTAATTCGTTAATCTTCTCAATGTCAATAGCGCCATATTTTTTCCATCCATTTTTTGCTTCCCACAACTCTCCATATCCATTCATTTCTTCATACAATAACTTAAATGATCTTTCCATCTTCATTAATGCTATTGTCCATCCAGTTGGATCAGATGCATAATCTGGTGGTAAATGAATGCCGTGTTCGGCATACCATTGAGAATAATCTTCTACTATCCTATAGAGATTATCAACTGCGACATCTCTTATGGTATCGACCATGCCTTCTTTTTTAAACACTATTCCTAAATGTTTATATAGAAATTTTTTAATCTTTTTTGTGCTCATATTATTTCTTTTTTTTATTTTTCTTCTCAATTTCTTTGAGAATATACTTTTGTGAATATGGGCTTATTAATCCCTTTACTTTTTCGACTTGATCGACGTCCCCATCTTCGATGAGTTTTTTTATCAAGTCATTTTTTGTATCTTTTATATTTTTAATAAATTCTGATGCAGTACCATTATCAGATTTTTTAGTAGGAACCTTATCCTTATCTCTATCATCAATATGCATCATATTAATAATCTTTAATGGATCCATTAGATATGCTAAGGCCAATCTAGCGGGCATACTATTCCATAAATCTATATCCGTATTATCCCCTGGTTTCCATCCCGGCAATGTTTTAACTGCACTAGAATATGCTTCTTCTAATGAAAAATGAACACCCAGATATAATGCTTGAGCATTTTCAGATCTTACCATGACAGCAAAAACCTTTGGTTCCATTATTTCACGTTTTAGATTAGAAATTATATCCATTATTTTTTTCTTTTACGTGGCGCATGCCTTTTATCATAATCATCTATTAATATTTCTATTAATATCATTGTTATTAACTCATTATCTACCTTCTCCTCTATGATTCCCATCTTCCATAAAGCTTCTGAGCGCTTATTAAATTCCTTAGCAGAAGGAGTATTCCCAGTCATAATTGGGTATGGAGGATCATTTACATTTTTTTTGTATGTTATTTTCATATTAATTATTTACCATCATAAATTATCTCGTCGACAAACTCAACCTCTAAAATAATTTTTCATATTTTTAATTTAATTTAACCCTTTTAATATGATCATTATATTGGAAATTTCGTCTTCCATAACAGAATAATGTTCTTTTATTCTTTCACAAACTTCTGTGTTATACAATGCCTCTCTAAAATTTCTAGTTTCTTCTAACGTCCAATAATCGACTTCTGCATTAATTATATATAATAATTTACTTATTACTTTGTCTTTTACTTCTTCCTTATGATTTCTTCTTTCATCATCTTCTGTTATATCGTGTATAGGACCATTCAACATTCTTTTTAAAATTTCCTCTTTAATAAGACCAGCCTCTACTTTTACTACGGTATCTTCTTTAGTCGGCTTATTTCTTTCACTGCTACGCACAACATTATCTAAACCAACCTCTTCAAATCTTTTGAATAAATCCTTGTCACTCATTTGTCTTATTTTTTCTAATATTTTTATTACTTTTCCCATATTTTTATTTTAATAAATAATATATATCTATAGCGAAATTCACGATTAGGAATAATATCATTATTCCCACTAAAAAACTCGTTTTTTTCATACTTTAAGTATATGCTTCTGTTTTATATTTGTCAATAGCTAATAATCCCTTAAAACCCTATTTATGGCCGAGTCCATGGCCTCACTAGCAATTTTACTACCTACCTTGCCGTCAATAACCTTATCAAATATATCTTGTTTGTGATCTAATATTTCTTTTAAATCCTCATCGATAGTATTTAATGCTAATAATTGATAAATATTTACAGATTCAGCTACTTGACTAATTCGATGCACCCTATCAGATGCTTGTTGCATATCTGCTGGATTCCAACTGTAGTCCAAAAATACTACATTCGATGCCGCCGTTAAGGTTATACCTACCCCAGCACTCTTTATTCCTCCTAGAAAAACTTTTATATTTTTATCATTTTGGAATTTATTAACAATATCTCTTCTATCTTCCACTGGAGTTTTACCAGTCAATATAACAGATTTATCTCCAAAATGATCTTTTAATATTTCTAATGGTTCAATAAATGAACAAAACACTAACACTTTTTCTCCTGCATCTAATATACTATCAACTAGTTCTATTGCAGTTCCTATCTTACCCATCGAATTCAAATGTCTTAAAACGTTTAATTGAGTTAGTTTTTCAGCTGCCAGAGATTTAGCAATCTCAGGGGGTTGCTTCCCTGAATACTGTCTCAGATAAGTTGCTAGATCATTTGCAGCAGATGAATATTTTTTAGAAATATCTTTATCAAGTTCCACTGGAACATTAATATAGTTCTTAGGTGGTAAATCTTTTAACACTTCTGATTTATCTCTACGTATAAAATATCTTCTTATCCTAGCGTGTAGTTCTTCGATGTTTGATGCGCCAGATGTATCGACCCCCCATCTTGTTTGATGCATTGCGCAATATCTACGAGCGAATTCATACCAATTATCCCATGTTTTAGGATCTATAATATTTAAAAGAGAGAATAGTTCTGATGGTCTGGATAATAATGGCGTACCAGATAATAAAACTATAGAAGGAATATCTCTAGATATCTGACGAAATGATTTAGTTCTAATGGCGGCCGTTGATTTTATAAGTTGACATTCGTCTCCTACAATACAATCGAACCGTATTTTAGATAATTGAGCGTGATGTTTTTTTAGAATATCATAATTTATAATCCATATATTTATAGACGGATCAATTTTAGAAAGATCGGTTTTGCTATCAATAATAGCTGAGCTTAATCTAGTCCATTTAGATATTTCGTTTTCCCATGAAAATTTCACAGATGCAGGACATACTACTAATACACGTTTAAAACCTGAGTTTTTTACATACGCTAAAGCCTGACATGTTTTACCTAGACCCATACCATCTGCTATAATAGCCCTACCACCAGATGCGGTTAGAAACTCCACGCCAACTTTTTGATATGGATATAGTTCCTTTTTTAAACCTTTAATATTAAAATCGGTATCTACCTTAGTTCTTATTTGATCAATTTCTTCGTTTTTTATTCTTTGTTCTCTAGCCCAACTCTGTTCCTCTCTTACTATTTTTTCTACTTCTGGATCTATTTGTGTCTCTGGAAATCTTTCCTGAATAACTGGTATTAATAATGAATCAGAAAATATCCATCTCTTTAATTCACCTTGAACATCGAATGAAAATTTTTCCCAGCCGAATGACTCTTTTAAGGAGCGACAAAATTCTACTCTGTCTTGAGAGTAGTCATAGTATAATGCAAATCTATGAAATTTTGTTTCTTCGGCTACTATTTTCATACTTATTTATCCCCGTTTATTTCGTGTGGGGTTAGAA